CAGCTTGGTCGCAGCCTCGCCGTTGGCGGCCTCGGCTCGCTCCCGCGCCTTGACGCGCAGCCCCATCTCGATGATCTCGTCAGCCAGCGCGGACATGCTTCGGTGCGCCGAATACTGCAATTCTTCTTTTAGTGCGGCGGTGGTCGATGTTCGGAGCCGCAGCAATGTTGGTTTAATTTCAGACACTTAACTCTCCTGCAAAATAATTTATAAAAAGAGCATATATCACTTGAATATCAAGTCAAGGGGCGCTATATTAATAGGACAAGAGTAGAACAACTAAACGGGAGATAGACAAATGACTCACACCTATTCAGATTATCGCGCAAAGCAGGAAGCTGAAGCGATTGCACGCAATAAGCCGATCCAAGCCTATGCAAACCACGCAATGTATTCGGACATTGAGCCTTATGAGGTTATCGAAAAGCGCACCGATAATAAGGTTATTATTCGGAGCATGAGGGCTGAACACAAAGACGGTTGGAAGCCTAACATGATCCCCGGCGGCTTTTCTTTCCATTGCACCAATAACCAAGACCAGCGCAACGCTTGGGAAATCACTTCAGACGAAGATGGTCACACCATCACAATCCGTTGGTCAAAGGCCAAGTGCCGTTGGCAGGATGCGCACGGTAATCGCTATTTCATGAGCGAACAGCCGGTCAAGAAATACGATTATAATTTTTAATTGGCGGCGGGAGCGCGGGGCCTAACGGCCCCGCCCCAACAGCCAACAAAGGGAGATTGTTATGGCTATAGAAGCAAAAAAGATCGCAGCGTTTAAGGTCCGCCCCGTGAACCACGGCACGACCAAGCGTGACAAGAACCGCTACTGCGGCCCCGCCGTCCTGTCGGTCATGTCGGGCATAACCACCGGCGACGCATCGCGGCTCATCCGCAGTATCTTTACCTCGGTCCACGCCGTGCGTGGCACCTCGACCAGACAGATCGACGCGGCCTTTGACGCGCTCGGCATCAGGATGAGCAGCGTCGCCTACCGCGTTGCCGGCGAGGGCAACCCGACGCTGGCGGGCTGGTTACGTCAGACCGTGTCGGAGCGCACACCGGGTCGCGTGTTCCTGCTAATCGCCGGCAACCACTGGCAGATTGTCACTGGCCGCCGCTATGTGTGCGGCATCGTCGGGGATATCGTCAGCGTGAAGGACAAGCGCATCAAGCGCCGCGCGCGGGTCACTTCGGTTTTTGAGTTAACGCCCAAGGCGGACGACGGCAAAATCCGTGTGCCGGTCATCGAGCGGCCCAAGTCTCAAAAGACTGACGCCTGCCGCACCCGCGCCCGCAAGTTGATGCGCGACAACCCCGACGCCGGCATTGGCTATGAGCTTGACCAAATCGGGTTTGGCGAGGAGCCGATCAAATATGTCTACGTCAGCAACGAGCTTGAGGACTTGATCCACAAGGCGGCGTATGACGAAAGCCACCCGGCTCACCGCGACGCCTGCTGCAATAACGACGGGCGCTACTGCTACGATTGGCAGGAAGTCGAATACTGCATCGAGGCTCTGGTCGAGTTTCACAATAAGTGGGGGCATCTCTCATGAGCCGCCTCGACGACATCATTGGGGCGGTCATTCTGACCGCCTTCACCCTTGGCTGGATCGACTGGCTCTGGGTGTTCGGCGTAGAGGCCTCACGGTCCTACACTTGGTGGGCGCTTATCGCCCGGTTTGGTCAATAGAAAAGGAGAGACCAATGAATATCGAAACGTACAAGAAGATCATCGACGAGGCGGACAACAAGATCATGACCGGCTCAATCGTAACCCCGGACTATGTCCGTCTGCTGTCCACCCTTCGCCTCGCCGTTGATGAGGCCGGCGCCAGCTATCGCAAGATCGCTGACCGGGTCAACGACATGCACCGGCAGGTCGAGGCGCTCAAGCAAGAGAACGCCGACCTGCGCGCTGAGGTTGCCAGCAAGGAGAACGTGGTCGTCAACATCAAGCGCGAACATCGCGCCGAGATGAACGGCGCCCGGCGGCAGGCTGGCATCTGGAAGGCCAAGACCAAGCGCCTCGAAGGCGCCGTCGCGGCGGAATGAGGGCCAAGGATACGGTCCAGCGTCGGTCCCGCATGAAGCGCAGGGCCGACGCGATAGCCGCCGTCGGTGGGGCTTGCAAGGCCTGCGGCGAAAGCGACCACCGGCTGCTCGAGCTTGACCACATTGTCCCGGCGCACAGGCACAGGGGCGCGGTCAAGCAGAACGGCCAGCACAACACCAATGCCATCAATCGGATGGTACGCGAGGGCTTGGACCCTCGCGCGATCTATCAACCACTGTGCGTCCGCTGTCACCGGCTCAAGACGCTCGAAAACGAAGATTACATTTTCACAAGGGAGACCCAAGATGGTCGGTAAGAAAGCACCAGAAAAATCGGAGGCGCAGATATGCTGAGGCTAGATATTATTCCGGGCCTGCGCCCCGAAGATGACATGATGAATTGGCACTATGAAATGCGTGACAAGTATCAGGACATGCCTCGCACGAAAGAATACTACGAGGCGCACCCACCAGCCGCAGGCGACACCGTTGTCGTGCTGCACACTTGGGCGGGGAGGATGATGAAGCCGCACGTCACCACCATCGAGACTATCACCGCGCGCAAGCGCCTTGTCGTCAACCACGATCACGAAGGCTATGCCGGCAAGTCTTTCTGGAGGACAGGGCAAAACTGCTACGCTCCAACCGGGCAGTGTTGGCTTGTGCCGGGTGGTCTTTATGCTGACATCCCCTTGTCGCCATCCTTAGCGCGGCAGCGTGAAAACCAAAGCTCCCAAGAAAGGGCGCGTGAGGCGCGGCCCGGCCTGATCGAGATGGCTAAGTTCTTTGGCGGCTCTGAAAGGCTTGCGGAGGAGCTTCGCCTCGTCACTCAGGACACCCGCCTCACCGGGGACGAAGCCGTCAGAATTCTTGGCGAGGAAGTCAGCTTCGAGGCGACACGGCCGCGTGATTGGTCCGGCAAAAAGATTTCGCGGAAGATGATCCGCAGACACGTTCGATACAGATTTAAGGAGACAAACCAATGGTAGGTAAGAAAACACCAGACAACATCGTCACCGCGTCAATACTGCCGGTGATCCGCAACCGCAGCCCGTACGCCACGCCCAATGAGGCGCTCAAGCGAGCCATCGCGGCGGAGGCTGGCGACGCGCCCGACTACCTGCCGCAGAGCGAGCCGATGTTTTGGGGCGATGAGCTTGAGGGCGTGATCCTCAAGAACGCGGCCAAGCGCCTGTCGCTGACGCTTCTGGAGACGGAGTTCGACGAGGCGATCTTCCACGACGTTCTGCCATTCGCCTGCTCGCTGGACGGTCAGGGGCTGGGCAGTAAGGTGTTCACGCACGACCCGGCCAATGGTATCTATGTGCCGCAGGGCGGCAGCGTTGACACCACCGGCCTCGGCGTACTTGAGGCAAAGGTAACGGCGAATGCCGCTGAGGACGTGCCGGCGCCGCACAGAGGCCCGATGCAGCTACAGGGGCAGATGATGTGTACCGGCTACGCTTGGGGCGCTGTGTGCGTCCTGTATCGCGGCAATGAGCTTCGGATATTCCTGTACCGGGTGGACGAGGACGAGCGGAGCGAGATCATCGACGCGATCCACGAGTTCGAGCGGCGCAAGCGCGACATCGACTGGTACGACGTCTACACCTCAGCCGACGGCAACGTGGCGTGGGACCGCGTGGACGACGTGGCGCCGCCTCTCGATCTGAACGAGATCGAGGATGGCGAGTTCTACGCGGAGATGCTGGTGCAGGCCAAGGCCGACAAGAAGTCAGCCGAGCAGCAGATAGACATTGCCGAGGCTGGCCTCAAGGAAATACTCGGCAATCATGAAGAGGGCAGCGTCACGGTTGACGGGTCCAGCTTCTACATCAAGTGGCCGATGCGTCGCTCGAGGGCGCAGCCGGCAAAGACAGTGCCGGCCAAGCCTGAGAGCGTGACCCGGCAGAAAACCCTGACAGTGAAGGAGGTGAGGCAATGAAGCCGCTCACATCGAAGCAGCACACCGTGCTGGCAATGATCACGCGCCACATCAAGCGCTATGGGTATGCGCCCACAGTGCAAGAGGTGGCGGACAAGACCGGGCGCAGCAAGACCGCCGCCTACTCGCTGATCAGTCAGCTTGTGGCGAAGGGCCACCTTGAGCGGGGTTATGGCAAGTCCCGGCACCTCAAGCTGGCGGCGTGACAAGCCAGCCACTAGGTGTAATGTCTGTTATATATGTTATATAACAGTTTTTGAGGGGGTTTTTGGCCCCCTCATTTTTTTGGTTGTTGGGGTTGATATTGTTGTGATATGCGTCCATATTAGTAGGACAAGAGTAGAACAACTAAACGGGAGACTACGATGACAATCATGAACGAAGATGCTTGGGAACGTGGGCGTCAGGCTTCTATCAAGGCTAACGCTACTATTGGCCGTCAGCGCCGGTGGCTCGCTGAGGATGCGACCCGTCAGCGGTTCATCGACTTCGCCAATAGCAGCGGCGAATTTGCCGTTGATTTCAGAAACGACTGTGACGAAAAAAATTGTGTTGAAACTGGCCAGTGCTGGGGTCACGTCACTGATATCTGCAAGGCGACTTGGGACGTGGCTGGCGCTTTTGGCTTTCGCATGCAGGAACAAATCTGGGAATGGGGCAGCCTCACTGAAAAGCAAGAGGCCGCAATGATCAAAATTTTTGATCGCGCCTGTGAGCGTGTCGAGAACCGCGCCGAGACAGAGCGCAAATGGGCTGAAGAACACGCAGCAGCAGCACCTTGCCCAAGTGGTCGCACCGAGATCACAGGCACCATCATTTCAACGGACCTGCGCGAGAACGCATTTGGCAGCCAGTGGAAGATGCTGGTGCGTGACGACAGCGGCTTTAAGGTCTGGGGTTCGGTGCCTTCAAAGCTGTTTGAGCTTTGCGCTGAGGATGATGTCTGGCCACGCGGCGACGATCTCAAGGGCAAGCGCATCACGTTTACCGCCGCTGTCGAGGTTAGCGACAGGGATGAGAAGTTCGGCTTTTTTAAGCGCCCAACAAAAACCAAACTGGTGGCATCATGATAGACCCAATCGAATGCCCTGACTGCGAAGGTCAGGGCGAATACCCTCAAGAGATGGCCGTCATCGACTACACGCGCGGCGGCTGCCTCGAGGATCGGATGGCTGAATGCCCGCGCTGCGAAGGCTTGGGGCTTGTGGAAAAGCCGGAAGATGAATACGATGACTAATCGCTTGCGGGCAGCGTTATGTCCCGCGTTTCCTCCCGAAACTTACCCCGGCCTTGCGCCGGGGTCTTTTTATTTGCGGAATAGCTTGGCGCCGCCGCGTATCGCAAACGTGCTGGCGATTATAGCTCCAAGGCTATATTGATACCACTCCGGCATCGTCTCGAGCGCCGCGAACCCCTGCTCAACTACGCCCCGGCCCCAATCGCCACAGAACGCGAGTATCAACGGGATCGAAAACAGGATCACCAGATACTCGTCCTTGAGGCTGTGGACGCTGCCCTGCGCCATAATCTTTTCCCAGCCCGCCTCATGCGTGGCCGCAACCTCCATAACCTTCGCCTCAGCCTGCGCCTTGGCTACCTTAGCCGCAGACGCAGCCGCCTTCTCGTCAGCCTTGCCTTTGAGCCAGCTTGACGCAAGGTTGCCGACTATTGGCAGCAGAGCTTGGATCATGACTTCTCACTTCCGAGCCAAAGCCCAAAAGCGCCCGTCATTGCACCAGTTACAGTTGCCGTCAGCCCTGCGGCCTGCGTCGTCATCGCGTCGGGCGGCAGTGATTGGAACCAGAAAAGGGTTTGCAGATATGCGTATGTCATCACCAGCATCATGCCGCGTGGCAACAGTCGCCACTTGAGGATGCGCTCAAAAGTAACCTCAGCCATTATTTCCATTCTCCTGATTGCAGTTGTGCCGCCATCTCATGTGCGCGCTTGCCAACCTGCCGCGCCCACTTGCTGTCGAGTAGCTGCCGGCTGGCCTCAGCCATATCACCCGCCGCAATCGCCGCCTGAGCCTTCTTGAAGCCATCCCAGCGCGGCTTGCCTAGGTTGAAGAGCAAAGATATCACCACCGCCTGACGCGGCTCTGAGAGGCCGGCAAACCACGGATAGGTCTCAGCCTCTTCGATGCAGCGGTTTATGTCGTTGGTCAGCAGGTAGTCGATCTCGTCGTCCGACAGGCCGCCGCCAAGCTCTTCGTCGATCAGGCGCCCCACGCCGATAGTCCAATATCCGCGGCTGTCCTGATAGGCGTATGGCACCACGCCCTCATGACGCTTGATCATCTCAATCAGTTTGCTCATTTTCTGCACTCCATTACAATTTGCACGGCACGTTCCCAGCTATCGCTCTCCAGATGCGGGTCAGCAAAGAACCCCCGCGCCTTACGCAGTGACAGTTGGTTGATACAGCATTGCGCCTGAAACCACACTCGTCTATCGGTGGCCGCGCACAGAGCATAGATATCATAGCTGCCTCTCTTGATCCGTTTCTTTCCGCCGCTGCCGGTCTGGAAGTGATAGCCCGGCGCCCTGCCGTCTGCCTGCGAGCGAAGCGTTGAAGCCTTCACCTGCACCCTCATAAACACGCCGTCCTTCCACGCCACAAGGTCGGTGTCGTCCTGTTGAGCCATCGAGACTTGCCATCCTTCCTGCTCGAGTATCGCTGCGGCGGTAATATACTCGCCGATCAGCCCGGTCTTGGTTGACAATTACTGTAACCCCTTCAACCAGATTATCAGCATTACTATCAACCCAAGCCCGGTCACAATCAAGCCGATGATCGCAGCTACCTCTAGGAATTTGCGGCGCCTCTCAGCCTGCCGATGCACAGTCTCTTTGCGGGTTTTTCTGATTAGCGCCTCTTGGCGCACAAGCTCATCCCATTTGCTCTGTCCATATGTGTATTGGATATATTGCTTTAGTTGAGCGCGTTGTTCCTCGGCCCTAGTCTTGGCGGCGAATATCTCCATCGCCTCGCCTTCAATAGACTTGGAATACATGACGCGCCGCCAGATGCTGGGGTTCTTGGCTTGCTTTTCCGCAAACTCTAAATCACTCAGAGCCGAGGCCCAGCGTGACAGATCAGACGCCATATCCTCAACGGATTTTGCGAGGGCAAAGCCTTTTTTTAGGGCAGAAAATGCGGCTGAGGCGGTGGCGGCTGCTGAGATAGGATCAATCATAAATCTTTGTCCCTTTCTTCACATCCACCGGCAAACAATAACTGCTTATCTTATTCGGTCCCTGTTTGTGTAGTATACGCGCCAGATAGACGCAGTCATTCAGATCGCGGAAATGCCACGCCGGGCTGACCTTCCTGTCGTCAACAAACACCAGCAATAGAAAGGCAGCCTCAAGCACATCAGCCGCGCCTCGTTAGGCGTTTGACTGTGTCGGTCTCCCAGATCCGTAGCAGAACCCAGACGAGCGAAAACAAGGCCGTCGCTTCCGGCACGATATCCATCATTGCCGTGACGGTCACGCTGCCGGCGGCAATGTCGACGATGACCTTTGTTTCCTCGTTCATATCAATCCCCGAAACCTGATGGCAACGCCTGCCGCATTGGCGGGTTTGCCAGCGCGTCAAGTTGCTCTGTCAGCATCGCCTCAAGTTCGTCCTCTGTCTTGCCCATACCGTCAAGCGACCACTGCTTTGCGATGGCCGGAGTGATGTCATCGAAAGCGACATAGTCGGGCGCATCTTCGTCCGGCTGTGGCACAGCGGCAGTGCCGTATGCTGTCACAGACAGCGGCTGGCCTTCATCATTCACCTCTGTCGCGGAAACCAGCGTTGCCCGCCAGTGAACGGTTGTTACACAGTCTGCGTGGCCGTTGACGGCGCTGTTGCAAACATCCATTGCCGGAAATGTCCAGTTGATTGCCATTGTTTACTCCTGTTAGTTGGCTTTTAATTCAGCAATCTCTGCTGCTAGTTCGTCAATCTTGCGGTGTGCATCCTGCAACGCCGACACCAATATCGGTGTGATGCGTCCGTAGTCCATACTCATCATCGCATCATCGTCATCGCCAGTGGACACAGCCTCTGGCATAACCTCTTGCATTTCTTGAGCAATGAAGCCCATAGAGCGTGGGCCGTCAGGGTCAGCCTTCCAGTTGTACGATACTGGGTTCATAGCCATCAGCTTGTCGGTTGCGGCTAGAGGCTCGATGTCTTGCTTTAGTCTAATGTCTGACGTGGTGTTGTATGTAGTGCCAGAACCAGTCGTTGATACAGAACCAACAACAGAACCATTTTTGCCAAATGCTAGTTGCGTGGCTGTAGCAGTGTCATCACGATTAATAACAATATAGCCCGGTCCAAGTTCAAGACTATTTGCATCTGTAGCTGCACCAATCCCCGCCGCTGATGTCTGCCCAACCAAGAACCGTGAACCGCTATCAAACCTAGCCCGTTCACTGCCGCCAGTGATGAATTGCATTATGTTATTGTTAGCAAAGTTGATGTAAGTATCGTTGTCAGTAATTCCAGCAACAGACGCTGTGTAGACAGTGTTGGCAAAATAACCGTGTTTGAAACGATTAGTCG